ACCCGTTATTGTCGGCGTTTATCCTGGCATCTATAGGGCAAATGATGATAGTTCGATGGGATGTAGTTCGCAATTAACTCAAGAACAATTAAGATCAGAACCAGGTCCACCACCGGGTATAATAGCAAATGGAAATACTTTAGATTTTCCGTCAACTGGTTCGCCACAAATGTGCCGGGGCAATTTAACTGGAACATTGATTGCTCAAACAAATGCGGCAGTTATTCATTCTTGTGACATTGCAACACAATTAAAAAGATCGGTGTTGTGGGAAAAGCTAAAACATTCTAGACTTGTTCAAGCAATTCGTGATCTTATTGAACGCATAAAGAAAGCCCTTGGTTTTAGTCCTGATGCGATATCTCAGCGATACATTGAGATAGCACAATGGATAGCAGGAAAATTAAAAACTTTAAGCAAAATGTTAAAAGAGTTTAATGATTGGGCAGCAATCAGTATTGAGTATGCCAAAACATTACGTGCAATTATTGATTGGATCATGAGCTTACCCGCAAGACTGAAAGCAGCATTACAGGAATGCTTACAGCAATTTTTAAAGGGTATTACTAGTGCGGTATCTGATGTATTAAGTCTTCCTGGTGCTGAAAATACACCAGAGAATGCTTCTCTAACAGATGCACTTAAGGATGTCAAAACAAGTTTTGACTCATTGGCTGTGCAGACTAAAATTACTATACAATTGCCATCGCAAGTTTTAACTGCAATAACAACACCAGCATCATCAAAAGATATTGCTGCATTGGATAGTGTAGTAGCAGATTTCATTTCCGATAAAGCAAAAGAAAATGAAAATGTTATAACTGATCCACTAAATTCGTTTACTCTAGCATAATATGGCAAAAATACCAGCAGGACCAGACGGACAATATACTTGGCTAGAACCTGAATCTCCAGCAAATCCGGATAAGCAACCCGTATATCCACATAATCATGTATGGGAAACACGTTCTGGACATTCTATAGAAATGGATGATACGAAAGACCGTGAGAGAATTCGGATTCAACATCGAAGTAAAACTTTCACTGAAATGCATCCTAATGGCGATGAAGTCCATAAAGTATGGGGTGACAATTATGAGATTACGTTGGGCAGAAATAATGTCTACATAAAAGGACATTGTGTCGTTACTATTGAAGGCGATTCTGTTGTCAATGTTAAGGGCAACAAATACGAAAAAATAGAAGGTGATTTCATCCAAGAAATTTCTGGTAGATATATCTCAAACATAAAACAAGATACAAATATCATCTCAAATGGTAATATGTCTATTGGAGTTGGTGATCCCGTTACAGGTGAATTAACAATTAGAAATGGCGAACGCACTCATATTGTTGGCGATTTATCCGTGACCGGTTCAGTGACGGCTATAAATCTTAATGCTGAAACTAAAGTGAATGCTGGCACAGGTGTTACTGCTGGCATACTTGGCTTTGTTACTGAATCTGGTGGTGTTAGTGTCGGTATACCAGTCAGCAGTCCAGTTGGAACAATAAATGCTGCTCTTAGTGTTACTGCCGGTCTTTCCGTAACAGCACCGTTTATCACTGGTGGTATAGTTAGTGATATGGCTGGCACTATGATGGGAATGAGAATGGTATATAACTCCCATTTTCACTATGCGCCATTTGGTCCAACAAGTTCACCAATCGTACCAATGACTTTATTATGAGGGTAATTTATGGAAAATGCTAATGTATTTACTAGATTAAGTTTTAATTTTGATCCAGCTCGATTTGGAGCTTCAAATTATTTACCCAATACCACAATAAATTTCTTAGATCAAAATCCAGTAAATATGAAGGATTGGCAGAAGACAGCACTTGCCAACGGATCAGTAATCAAGAGTGAATATTATAGAGATCCAACAATTAACGTAGTAACATCACTCCTATCTAACGCAAATACGTATTTAATAGGGTTAAATACAATCACTTCATTTGATGGCGGTGCAACTGGTCAACAATTAGTAAATGTTGCAAGTCAATTAGTCAACAATACTATTGTGATGTTTAAAAAACACACATCAAATATTTCAGGTCTTACTACAGCCACACCAGTTTTTGGTGCTAGTGCAACATCAGAATTTCCGGATTATGACACAGCAACGGGTATTGGTCAAGAACTTTTGTTGATTTTGAATACCACAGATCAATTAGCAAATGCTGTTCCTTTGCTCGGTAACTTTACAAGTCTTTTCATTAATGACGATATCTCGGCAAATACATTAAATATCGTAAGTGACATAATTACGGTTCAAAATTCTTTATACCTTGATGCTAACTCAAACGTTTGTTGCAATTTGTCTACAGGTGCTTTAACCACTCTAGTAAGCAGAGCAGAAAGTGCAAATAATCTCTTGTCATCCAGAAGAACACATGATGTTAATTTTTACAGGAACAGTTTGTCTATTATTAGTGATTATAGAAAAATTGATAGACTAGGCAGAGTTGGAAATACACAGAATTATTTGATCACGAACTATATTGGCACAGACAATTATATTGAAAAATTACAGGCAAATACTTAAAAGGTATCATAAATAAGCCATGGCAACCGTAGTCACTCAAACATTAAAACGATATAAAGATTTGGATTTGAATTTTCAAGTTCATCCAATCAAAAAAGATATCAATAAAACTCTTGATGAAAGGGCAGTGATTTATGCTGTCAAGAATTTAATTTTGACTAATCACTATGAACGTCCATTCCATCCAGAGATTGGTTCAAATTTAAACAAACTCATGTTTGAGAACATGGATTCCATCACAGTAAGTGTGATGAGAAAAGAATTTGAACAGGTAATAAAGAATTTTGAGCCTAGAGTAAACATAAAAGAAATTGAAATTATTCCAGAATATGATGAAAACCGATTTAGTGTTAAGATGACTTTTTACATTCTTAGCAGAACCGAACCAGTAACGATAGAATTTTTCTTAAATAGAGAAAGATAAAATGGCAGACCGTTTAAACATATCCGAATTAGACTTTGATCTAATAAAACAGAACCTAAAAGAATTTCTTCGAACTCAAAATGAATTCCTAGATTATGATTTTGCTGGTTCTGGATTGAATGTTCTTTTGGACGTTCTTGCCTATAACACTCACTACAATGCTTATTATCTGAACATGGTGGCCAATGAGTCATTTATGGATAGTGCTGCATTAAGAAATTCTGTTGCTTCCCATGCAAAAAGAATTGGATATATCACTCGGTCAGCTAGAGCACCAAGAGCAATAGTCAATATTACTGTCCCAACTGGCAATTCAACCGCAGGTTCATTGACAATACCAAGAGGATACATTTTCTTCTCTTCTCAGATTGATGGAGTTACTTATAAATTTGTCACTCTTGATTCATATACTGTTGCTAAAACAGGAACAAATTTTGTATTTACCAATATTCCAATCTATCAAGGAAGCTTGCTAAGTTATTCATTTGTCAATAGCTACTCCTCAAATCCAAAGCAATTATTCACGATTCCATCCACAGATATTGATACCAGCAGCCTTGTTGTCAATGTTCGTCAATCGTCAGGAAATACAACTTCTGTGGTATATGAAATGTCTGAAGATGTATTGAATATTCAGTCTGATTCTGAAGTGTATTTCCTGCAAGAAGGAAAAGATGGACGTTATGACATCTATTTCGGTGACAATACTATAGGTAAGAAAATACCTGATGGTGGTATTGTAACAGCAGAATACTTAATTACCCAAGGTGAAGCAGCAAACAAAGCAAATAGCTTTATCGGCACAGCATCAATTTCTGGTTATTCATCAATAAATATTGATGAAGTTACGTCAGCATCTGGTGGTTCTGCTAGAGAAACTGTTGATGAGATTAAGTTTGCAGCACCACTAAGTCTGCTTTCACAGAATCGTGCAGTTACAAAAAACGATTACATCCGTTTGATTCAGCAAAAGTATCCACAATTTGAAGCAGTTAATGTATGGGGTGGTGAAGAAAACAATCCACCAATCTATGGTAAAGTATTTGTTTCAGCAAAGCCAAAGCTTGGTTTTGAAGTAACACAGACTGAAAAAGAATATGTAAAAGAAACCATATTGAAGCCAATGAGTATGTTGACTGTTACACCAGAAATTGTAGATATTGATTACAATTATCTAAAAATTACATCATCTGTATATTACAACAAAACAAAATACAATGGCTCACAATCACAGCTTGAAGATGGTGTAAGAACAACGATACAAAATTACACATCAACAAATCTAAATCAATTTAATACATACTTGAATTTTTCAGGTTTAGAGACTAGCATTGACAGTTACAATCGTGCAATTGTTTCAAATCAAGCAGATTTGTTTGTTGCTAAAAAATTCAGACCAGATTTAATTAATTCTGATAACTATGTTCTTGACTTTGGTTTTGAATTAACCAAAGGTACCACAAATGATAACTTCTATTCTTCACCGGATTTTACTTTAGTGGATGAGATGGGTGTTAGTAGACAGTGTTTCTTTGAAGAGGTGCCATCTTCGTTTACTGGTTTAGAATCAATCAGTGTTACAAATCCTGGCTTGAATTATACAACAACACCCTCAATTGAAATTGTTGGTGACGGAACAGGTGCAACTGCAAGAGTAGTGATTGTTAATGGAAAAATAAAAGAATTTGTTGTAATAACACCTGGTATTGGATACACTACAGCAGCAGTTAGAATTGTCGGTGGTGGTGGAACTCTAGGTGAAGGAACAGCAATTCTCCAAGGAAGATATGGACAGATTAGAATTGCGTATTATAAGTTAGATGAAATCAGTAGTCAAAACACAAAAGTCGTTATCAACAAGAGTAAAAATGATGGTGTGACTGGAACAATTGATTATCTGCTTGGTAAAATTTACATAAACAATTTTAATCCAACAGCAGTTAATAATGCATTCGGTAACATTATGGTCCACATGAGACCAAAAAATTATGTCATTCAATCCAAATTAAATAAGATGTTGGTTTTAGATGATCAAGATCCAACCAGTATTGTTGTAAAAATGGTAGCGATTTAATGGAATCAGTATTAACTTCAACTGTTGTAGAGAAACAATTACCAGATTTTATTCGTTCTGAATATGAAACATTTGTTATTTTTCTCCGAAAGTATTATGAATGGTTAGAAAGCCCAACTGCATTCGCTGGAATTGATGTAACATCTGGTGCAAATTATGCCCTCTCTGGTCTAAAAGATTCTATCGACATTGATGATGCAAATTCGGAATATTTGGATTTACTAAAGAGGGATTTGCTACCTTATTTTCCAGAAAACATCTTAGCTGATAAGAGACTATTTCTAAAATTAATTAGTCATTTTTATAAATCAAACGGAACACCGGATTCTGTAAAGTTTCTTTTTCGGGCATTATATAACGAAAACATTGATATCTATTACCCCAAAGAAGACATTTTAAAAACATCTGATGGCAAGTGGGTTTTACCCCTAGCGTTACGGATCGAACCATTATCAAATTCGCAGTATGTATTTAATATAGAAAAGACAAAAGTAACCGGTCAAACATCAAAAGCAACTGCCCTAGTTGAAAAAGTTATCCAATCAGTTGATAGACAATTAGGCATTCAATATACAGAATTGTATATTTCAAACGTCGAAAGATTATTTGCAACAGGTGAAATTTTAAGTGCTACTTTTAATGATGGCGTTACCGATATTACAGTTACCGCTAGATTGATTGGTGCCCTATCTCAAATTACAATTGATCCTTTAAATCGTGGTCTGTATTATCAAGCTTATGATCCTGATACTGGTTACAATGGAGATCCAGTAACTATTATTGGTGGTTTAAATTCATTATCCGGTAATCCAATTGGTGCTCTAGCTTATGTTGGTTCAACAACAAAGGGTGGCGTCACTGGTATTGAAGTCACTAATAGTGGGTTTGGCTTTAGAACAACAAGTAATATTTCACCATCATATACATCTAACGTTGCGATATTAGATTTCACTGGTGGTTTTGAAAATGCAAATTTAGGTACCGAAGCAAAAGCGCATATAGATTTGGTTGACGGCTCAACAGTTAGGAATATAAATCTTAGCGCAATGTCAATATCAACATTGAATGGTTTATATGCTAATGTTAATGTTGCCACTAATGCTGTGGTATCTATCGCAAATATACCATCATATCAAGCATTCAACGTTTATCCAATTTCATATGTCGCACTTGACGGTTCAGGTGGTGGCTATAGAAATAAACCTGAATTGAATGCGTTTAGTTTTTATAACGAAAATAATCCTGATGTTCTGGTAATCACATCATGTTCGTTTTTAAAGGGCACAAATTATATTCAAGATTTTACACAAGATTTAACGTTATCATTTGAAGTTGGTTCTCAAGCTAGATTATATAAGACTTCTGGTAATTCAACATTTGAAGATATCCTTGAAGTTAAAGGTGTTACTACTCATACAATTTCATTTCAGAACAATTTTAAAAATGATGCTTCTGGTGTTAGTGTTTCAAAATTGACAAGAAATGATCTATATAAGATCGGGTCATTGGGTAGAATTAGTATCAATTCTGGTGGTTCTGGTTATGCAGTTAATCAGGTATTGGTATTTAATGGTGGTTCTGGTTACGGCGCTAATGCATATATCAGTCAAGTTCATGCTGCAAATACAGGCATTAAAGCTGTTACTATGAATGCACATTCAACAGGTGCATATAGATTGGGTGGCGAAGGTTATACAAGAGATGCATTACCTACCATTACAGTCAATAGCGCTGGTTCCGGTGCTACTTTATCTGTATCAGAAGTTCTC